TTGTTCATGATTGTTTTTTTAACGCCTGAGCGATTTTAACGGCTGTTCCCGATACGATCATGCCCGCTCCGGTATAGAGTAAGGCTTCCAGTAAAGTGTGATTGTTGCCCGTAAAAACGCAGACAACAGCGGATATTAAAAGCAGCCCACCGTACACCCGTTTAGACGACCAGTTGCCGTTCTCACCGTGGATCTGTTTAAGCACTTCAAATAGGGCTTTCATTTCGTTTTATTTTAAGGCAATCAGCAACCGGGCAGGACAACCCCATGTCAACCTTGCCCCGGCTGCCTATGCCTGTTTCGTTTCATTCCCAAGCCGGATTACAGAGCGCATATAATTACGTTGGAACCGGCAAATGATCTCAGAAAAACGCTCATACTTTGAGTTGTGCAGTTTATCCTGAACAAGTCTTGTAAGATCGGTCTTTAGCTGTTTCAGAACCTCAGTCCTGATCTTATTCATTTCGTCAATAAAGTAGTCCGAGAATCCCAGGTCTTTTTCCTGGTGCTTGCCATCCTGAATCCTTGCGTTGATTTTCATAAATGCCTTTTCAAGACACTCCTCTGTGAAATCCATTGCCATCACGTCCCGGCAAAATGATCGGGTCCGGCTTCCGATCCCTTCAATCAATGCTTTTATTCGTTCATCGTCTGCGAAACCTGCTGCATCCTGTTCAATTTTGATTAACCGCTGATCTACATTGTCCCGGTTTTTCTGATCGGCAACAGTCTTTAATTGCTCCTCAATGCTGCTAAACCTGCCATATACCTCTTTTTTAAAGCCTTTGAAACCAACCCCGGCAACAGCAACAAACAGTGATACTATTGCCGCTGTTATCTGATTCCATCGTATAGGTTCAGGTTCTGGTGCTGCGGATACTTGCTGTTGTTGATACTTAACAAGCTGCAAACTGTCAACGCCCTGACGAGTTACAAAGCTATATTTTTTAATCGGCTTTTCCTCAACCCTAAATGCTGCGTAACCAGCAAACAGCCCCATCGCCACCAAGCCGGACAATAAAAAGTAAGTTATAATCCGGTTCATAATCTGATATTTATTTGATTTCAACAAAATTGCCTCCCCCGTAATTGTAATGTACGATTGACCCGGCTTTACCTTCGTGTGTATTGTCCCAAATCTGGACAGTTGCTTTGTCAGCCCAGATGTGGTATTTGGTAATGTTTAAAAACTCATTGTCATAGACCTTTGTTCCGGTTGCCGGATAGCCACCCGGGTAAGTTGCCCCGACACCGACACCATTCGAGCAGTTGATAAACACATTGCCGTAAATCTCAACATCCTTACAGTACTTCCCGGCAACCCTGATCCCTTGCGTTGATCCCTCGAATGAATTATACCGGACAATGATTCCCCGGCCACGCTCAATTAAAACAGAAGATGTCACCGTATAATCAGTTTCAAATGCACAATATTCAATCACACCGGTTGCGTTGTCAGACACCCCGGCAGCACTGGCGATGATCACATTAAACTTATTACCAGCTCCATTTATCCTGCGGATGTCGCAATGAGCAATTAAAAACCCATCCCAGTAACCATCCAACTGAATAGCATCACCGGAACTGTATTTCTGATTCGTGTTTACAAAGTACCGTTTGTTTATATCGCTGATGTAAACCGCCCTGAATTGTATGTTCGGGGTGTTCCGGCAGTAAGCCCCATCCAGCGCAACATCCCGGATATAGGTATTCTGTATCACCAACCCGTCAGTGTACCACGAGTAAAGCCCAAACCCGGCATTGTTCGGATTGTGCGCATTGTGTAGGTTGCAGTTCTGGATTACAATCCCGGTCAGGTAGTTATTGACTGATCCCATCGCAAAGACAAGGCTGTGAGCGTTCCGGTTGCCGTTAACTTCGAGGCTGTCAATCGTCACGTTTGAGGCTTCGATTCTTACTGCATAGCCGGTTCCGGTGTAGCTTAATTTCGGGGCAACTCCTTTGCCATACTTACCGATGTAAACCCCGGAAGTCTTGATATACAACTGCTGCGATGTTGTGATCGTTGTCCCGGCTTTGATCCGGTACTCCCCGGTTGTGATTGTGGCCGGAACCGTTTTAAACGGGCTGACTGCTGTTCCATCCCCTGCCACCTTAGCCGATGGGTCAATGTAAGTCACGGCCTGAGTTATCAGGCTTATCAGGATAAGTAGTATTGTTGTGGTGGTTCTTTTCATGTTTGAGTTGTACTAAAGGTGAACTATTTAACGGGCTGCATTGTTGCCTTGTTTTGCTCCTCAAATTGTTTATCACCTTCCGTTTTTAGCTTTGCAATAAGGGGCGCTGAAACCTTGTAAGGTAGTTCGGTAAGTGAGGCAATAACAAGGTTAATTTCCTCTAATGTAAATTCAATTTTTATCATGTTGCTTTAGGTTAAACTATTGTTAATACTCCTGAATTACTCCATACATCTCCGGCTGATAATCCGCTTGCGCTGGTCGGGATATTGGTAAACCTTGCTTTGCTTGCGTGAATCTTTGCAGCACCAGAAACTGATCCAAAGTATATATCTGTAACCGATGCGTTCCCTATTACACCTGTATTACTTGCTGTTGTATAGGTGTCGTTGCCTATACAAATTGAATTTGTAGCCGTAGCAAGCTGACTGGCATTTTGGCCTGTTTTAGCCCCAATAAAAGTATTGTATGTACCTGTTGTGATCCGTTGTAAACTTAGGTAGCCAACCCCCACATTCCCCTCAGCGTCTGCCCCGAGAACATATCCAGACCTATAACCAAATAGAGATTGATACCACCCTCTATAAGACGCAGTTCCCTTACCGGCATCCGCCCCAACGATTGTATTGTGAGTACCAGTTGTTTGATAATATCCGCTATTGTTGCCGATGTATATGTTTTCCGCTGGGGCGTTGTCTGTAAAACCGGCTCCAGTACCAATTGCTACGGCCTCGACTCCTGTTGTACGAGTAAACAATGCCTCAAATCCGATTGCAAGATTGTAACCGCCTGTTGTCAAGTTGTATCCAGACGCTCTGCCAAGTCCCACATTGTTAACGGCACTTGTCACAGATTGCAATGAGTGTACCCCAACTGCAACACAATTCTTAGCTGTCGTTGCAAGGCCAAGCGCATTGTTCCCAATTGCAACACAATAGCTTGCTGTTGTGGCACTATAAAAAGTGCCCTCTCCGATTGCGGTGTTTGCGTAAAACTCAACGCCATCACCACTAACATCAAGGCTACCAGTTCCAACACCGTTTGATCCTGAATTGTATCCAACAAATGTGTTCGCCCATCCGCTTGTGATCTTTGCACCTGCATTCCAGCCAATAAGCGTATTACGCTTTGCAATTGTTTGATCTGTTCCTGCGCCAATGCCGACAATTAAATTAAAATCACCGGCATCAGTCCCAGTGTTATCCAAGTGTGTTCCACCATCGCCAACGATCATTGTGCCGACAAAGTTGGTTTGATTTGGAATAACTAAATGATTTAGCTTTTCCTGAGCCTGTGCGGTTGTTATTGTTAATTGTCCCATTTTTATACCTCCGTTAAAACGTAAATAATTTCTCCATTGGAATCAGTAATATTTTCAGGTATTGAATCCTGTAAAGCCTCGTAGCCTTCCGGTGGCTCATTTTGGTTCAACAACGCCCCAAGTGGAGTGAAATTCGCTACGTGACACCCAAACATATCAATCAGCTTTTATCATTAACAAACTTCCCGAAGTCAGTGTTATGGCTGTAATATACTCGCCTTTAGCATAAGCGGTTGCCATGACAACTGTATCAGCCATTGACGCAGATCCGAAAAATGTAGCCGGGGTTTTTTCAATTCCGTTAATATCAACAGCAGCAATAACCGTATCGCCAAGTGCTTTAAACCCGGCAAACACACCTGTTAATTCACTCGTACCTGTCAGGATAAATGTTCCCTTTGCCCCGCCCTGAAACTGCTCCGGGGTCATTACTGTTTGCACGGTATAATTACCTAATACCTCATTTGCCATTGTTTAATCTCCTATTGCGTTTATGGTTGAGCGCCTGACCGGGACATCCGGACAAACGTAAGCATCATCAAGATTATTCAATCTTATGTACTGCAAAACTTCATTCAAATAGCTATTGCCTGTTTTCATCGCATCATCAGCAGCATGTAGCTTTTCTTTCAACTCCGGGCGTTCTGATTCATTCGTTTGCTTGTTGACAAATCCGTAAGACGTAAGATTGTTATCAATGTTGCGAATTAACCGAGCGTAAACAAAATACGAAATTGCCCTTTTCAATCCCGAAAATACATATTTCCGACTGTCAACTTCGTAAACCCCGCCGCCAAGAATCAACACTTGTTCATCGGTTAACGATGTCCCTGTCTGAGCCTCTGACAAATCAATGTACATCTGCTCTCCCAATATCGGCTTAACGTCAATTTGTTCCGCTTCAGGAATGTACACCTCAATAACCGCATCCTTAAAATTCGGAGTTATCGGGCGGCATAATGTCCGTATCTCAGTTGCTGTTGTCAGGTTGTCCATAAGTTAACGGTATAATTGAATAATTGCCGGACGGGTTTACCGGCCTTACAAAGTTAGCAAAAATACGTGCAAATACCCTCTCAATTTCCAAACGTTCTGAAACGGTTATGGAATTGTAGTAGGTGTAAGCATCCTGCATTGCCTGTAAAGTGAAACCGGTTGCAACTGATTCCGCCCTGAGAATTGGCGGCTGTAAGAATCCTTTACCAATTTTAACCTGCACCATTTCCGAGCTGATCCTCATTTCTTCAGCATGTTTCTCAGTTGTAAATGGGACAAATTCAGGCGCAGCTTCATCAAACCCAGCCTCAACGTCTATAATCTTACATGCGTTTTCATCGCCCTGAAACTGCTTGAAGTTTGCTGAAAAATTATCCTCAATATGTCTGCCGCTTTCGTCTGTCCTTGCGCTGGTATTCTCAGATACTTTGCGAATCAACATTCCGGCTGGCATAAAGTTCATGCGGGCGTTACGGTAAATCACGTTGCTGATTCCAGCCTCTGTTGAAATGTCAGTTATCGCAGAATCGTAAACCGGGCAAGGGTAAACCATATCGCCATCTGACGAATAGTAAAGTACCTGCCCTTTATACTGATCAATCCCACCGGCTGCGAGTATCTGAGCCTGAACAACGTTTGCAATCGGGTTGAATATGTCGATAAAGTTGATTGTTGTTTTTGAAACAACTGTTTTCCGCTTCAGCTTTGTCCAGTCCCGATGTATTGCGATTTTTGAAACCCTGCCGGTATCATCATCTAATCCTAATCGACAATGTTCAAAAGGAATGTGGTTAACGTCTGTGATCTGACCTAAAACGTTGTAATTAAAATGGAGTGAGAAACCTCCGTAATCGGCATAGTCACGTGAGATCAGGTTAAGCAATTGATCACAAGTCAGGCCGTTATCATTGACAATAGCTTTATAAAATACCTTATCAGCAAAGCCACCGCCCTGTATAAATTTGTGATAAGTTGAAATGCAACCCTTCGCAGTTACAGATGCTTTTGTAACTGTTTTAATCCGTTGCGGGTAATCATTGCGTAAACCATACGTCTGTATGCCCAACGATAACCCGTCGGTAACTTCAACCCTTTGTCTTTCCGCTTTTACGTTTGTTAAATTCATCGAATCAAAGTTATAAAAAAAGGCTGGCCGATTGACCAGCCCTACAAAAGGTTATCCAATTATTCAGGTATTCGTTCAAATAACTTCCGGCAGCCCGGATTGATGAGCAGATGATATTCAGCCAGTTCGTTTGTAAGGTTCTTATTCGTGCAGTTTTTTGACTTATTGCCAAATTCCTGCAATAAAACGCCACCACGTAGCCGATATTGGCAGTTATACAAATCCTCGAAGTGTTGTTCATCACGTTTCCACAGATTGTATAACTCGAAAAAAGCATCCGAAACACAATTAGAGCATGTCTTTGGCATCGGGGAGTGCATTACAGCATTGTAAAGCCTTACGATAGCATCAACTTCATCCTGATCTAACTGCTTATGAATAGCACGGTGCGCAATATCGTTTGTAAACAGGGATGCGAACCGTGACAATTCAGGCGGCTCCGGAGCTTTCACATCCGGAACTGCCTGTTTTGTCTTATTTTTTTTCGGTCTTGCCATCCGGTTAAGTGGTAACAAGTGCTTCAATCATTGTTCTGGTGGTGTCAACATCGGTCTTGTAAACCGTAATCGGGGTTGCTGGTCCTCCGATTTCTTTCAGCGACACAACCCATCCGCCCATCGAATCCGGATCGTATTTCAGCGATGTAATGGTTTCGCATTTCAAACCGAGTTTAAACCCTACGGTTTCAAATGTTGAATCTCCAGGGGTTCCGGCTTTGAGACTGTTTTTGTATTTGTTTTCCCAGATCACAACAAAACGACCGTTTGCAATGCCCTCAATGTTTTCCTTTGTTTCAGGATCGTTGTCAAAAATGACAAAGTTAAAGGTTGTCGCAAAGGTGTTTTTAAACCTTTTCTTTTCCAGTTCAACACCGGCACCAGAAAATGAATCCCCGATTTGATGTACAAGGTAGGCTGTTTTACCGGCCTTCAACACGATGTCCGTCAGCACGAATTGAGAGGTGCCGTAAACGCATGAATCAAAATCTATGTCGTCACGGTTAATGATGTATGCAACGTTTTCCAGTTCTCCAACAAGCGTGTTTTCGCAGCTTGCCTGAACATCGCGTGCAATTACGCTGTCACAGTTTGCCATATTTTTATCTCCTATTTTTTGAGGTTAATGGTAGGCCGGTTTTACCCGGCCTTTACCGTTTAGACTGCGTACTGGAATAAGGTGTCGTCCAGAATCAAAACTCCGAACTTGTCACGTGCCAGCATTTTGGTATCCTGATCATCGGCGGAGAACCATACCTGCAATGTGGTTACAAGTTCATCATTCGGAGCAGCAAAGTGCAGATTTTCTTTCGTGGTGAATACTGCGCGGTGCGGGTTGTTCCATTTGGTTCCGTTGTTTTCGTACTCCTGGATGTAGGCATCCCACAAAGGAATCGGGTAAATGTCAACGCCTTTGCGTTTAAACATTTTCATTCCGTTCATTCCGGTTTCCCACTGAATCTGGGTGTAAACGGTTCCAGTGCCGGTGAGTTGCTTTTCGTAAGCATCGGCAACTGACTGTGTACATAGGATGAATTTGTTTGCAGCGTTTCGCAGCTTCATCGGTGCGCTGTAAATCATTGCATCCAGAACATCAATCCCGTTTGTAAAGGTTGAATTTTGCAGTGCGTAGGTCGCCTGCTCGTTTGCGGCAATGTTTGTCCCCCTGTTTGCGTCTGCTGTTACAAGTGCAGCCAGCTTTTTGAAAAACCCGTCACAGGTCTTGAAAAGGTTTACATTTTTGCCTGCTGTGATTACACCTCCATCAGCAATGTTGGCTGCGGTAAGATCACCGAACCATGCCAAACGCCAGAACATGCGTTTTAGCGCATCGGTCATCAGTGGGGCGAGTATGTCGGCAATCACTGTTCCGGTAAGGTCTGCAATTTCAGTACCCGGATTCAGCCCGTAACGGGCTGCGGTTGTGTCGAGGTCTTTGTAGCAGATTTTTTCAGGTACTTCCCATTCACCGAGTACCCATGTTTTTTCGACCGATGTAGCCTGCGAGCTGTTGAATGTTGGAGCGCATGAAGTTCCGCCTGCTAAGCCTACCTCAGCGAATTGACCAATACCATCAAGCTTATCGCCTGAGTGTGTATTCGGATCAAAGGTGTGGAACTGGTTGAAATCACCCCCTTCAAGGGTTTCCAGCTTAAGCAGTTCCCGGAAATCTTTAATGCCGTCATTGTTGACGACAAAATTTGACCAGTTTATTCCTGTTGATGCCATCGTTTTCTTTTTTTATGGTTATTTTTTGATTTTCTTTGCTTCGATTTCTGCCCGTTTCTGGTTTATTTTATCCTGAATTTTCGAGGGCTTCGGGTCTTCAAACTGTGTTTGACGACCTTCCGGGAAAAACTTTGATTTCAAGCCGACCAATTCTGTTTTTAACGCCTGAGCATCGGTAACGGCCTGTTTTGCCTCAGCCAGTTGTGCGGCTAAATCGGCTGCCGCCTGTGTGTTTGCGCCTTTCAAAGTTTCAATTTCTGCTTTCAGTGCTGCATTTTCAGCCTTCAAAGCATCCATTTCAGTATCTCCGCCTTCCGGTTCTGCGATCTCGGTAATCAATCCACCTGCAACGGTAATTACTTTGCCGTCTTCCATCGTGAAAACACCGTCCGGGCTGGCTGTGTCACCTACTGCCGGATCACCGGTTTCCCGTTCAACAGTCAGAGTGTTTCCGGTTGCATCGGTAAGGGTAAGATTAACTGCTTCCGGCGCCAGCCCTACGGCCTTCATCAACCTGTTCAGCAGTGTATCTTTTTTCTTTAATTCAGCTTTGAGTTCATCAATCTGTTTTGCTTCCATTTGCGTTTTGAATTTATTGTTAAATTCCTTTTTTGTGTTTGAAATAGCGGGAAGAATTTCACCGACAAAACCAAATTTCAACGCCTGTTCAGCATTTAAGGTTGTTTCGGCATCCATCATTGCTTTTAGTTCAGCCCGATCTGCCCCGGTGTTGGCGACATAAAAATCCAACAGCCTGTTTTCTTCCATTTTCAAATCGGCTGCCATCTTTGCTAAATCTTCAGCTCCGTATGAATCAGCAAGGGTATATTCAGGAATGTACGGGTTATGAATCATAACCTGCCCGTATGGATATATTTTGCGCCTTTCTTTCGGGGCTGACATCAGAATAACGGTTGCAATCGAAGCACAAAGCCCCTCAACCGTCATTGATACTTTTTTACCTGAGTGCGTTAACAGATCATGACAAGTGTAGCCCTCAGTTACAGAACCGCCCCGGCAATGTAAACGCCCGTCAATTTCTGAATCTTCGGATGCTTGCAGAAAATCAGTTAACCGACTTGCCGAAAACACATCCATCCGATCCCCGAAGAATCCAACTGCGTTGTTTTCGTTCTCAATATCAGTATAAATTTTCAGCAGTGCCATAAATGGTTTTATATTAATAGGTCAAAAGTAAGGCAGTTTAATAGGTGTTTACTTGTAAAGTGGTTTACTATTTTCCGATTGCAACCAATCCAAGACAGCCGCCGCCCAAATCCGGGACAGTTTCAATGATCTCTGTTTTCTATTGTATAGAATTAGCGACCGGCACCCGAACCAAATTAGAGCCAACCCGATTAATCCGGTCATACTTTCTGCTCCATACGTTCAACGATCTTGTAAATGTTTGACGAACATTGCCCGGTGTCAATGCTTACATTTTCAACAGCCTGCATCCGCTTGCATGTCTGCCGGTGTTCCAGATAGAGCCGGTAAACTTTTACCTTATGGTTAATGTCGACCGGGATCATCCCTAATTTTATCAGGTCTTTTATAATGTCCTGATGCTCACAGACATATTCGTATAGTATCATTGTACCGAGTTTTCTGTTATCTGTATCAGCCTATCTTCCGCCCTGTGAAACTCCTGTAAATCAACAACCGGAGCGGGCATATTTATCAGAGCCTTACTAAAAGCGTTTGCCAAAAACTGTTCACCTTGCACCTCCTGCGATTTATTAACGGATTGAATCGCAACGCCACCACCGGCCAGATTTAAACCGGATAATAACGGAGCAAACATGCCGGTTGATTGAGCATTCAAAACAGATTCATTATTACTTAACCTGACCGGGATTGAATCCGAGGTTCCTGAACCTTCACCTGTTATTAGACCGCCGGTTGCCTTACCCGGTGCCTTTGGTACATCAGTTAATAGTTTCTTTGCCTTTGCAACAGCACCTAAAACCGTTGTAAATGCCTGTGCTGTATAAAGTGCTGATAAAGCCGGGGCAAGTGGCCCACCTGCCGCAGCAGCTTTTTGGGCGTTTGCAATTGCTGTCGTCAATGCCATTGCCGTATCGAGTCCGATGGAAAACAATGCCATTGCCTTTGCAAATCCGGCTGATTTTTCCTGCTCCTGACTAAATAAATCACCTAAAGCCGATATTCCATCCAGTACAGCCGCAGCAACTTGCAACTCTGTTTCCCGGATTTGGTTGCGCTGATCAACGCCCTGTTGTTCTATGTCTGCTAATTCGGACTGCAAAGCCAGTCTGCGGGCGATAAACTGATCGCTGCTTTCATCTTCAAGTGCCTGTAAGTTATCAATTTCCCGTTGCTTCGCCTCAATCCGCAATGCAATTGTATCCTCACCGGCCTGCGCTGCTATCTCAATTTCGTTCTGATAACGCTGCAATGTTTCATCCAAGACCATCTGCCTTGCATCGGCCTCAAATTGCTGCCTGAGTTCAAATTCCTTTTGCCCGTATTTTGCATAAACAAGCGACAGATCAGCATTTAACTTTTCAGCAGCTTCAAGTTCCGCATTTCTCTGCAACGCTAACTGTGCCAACCTTAAATCCAATTCAGCCGCAGAACCTTCCCGGACTGTTTCAAGTCGCAACTGTATTTCAAGTTCTTTTCTGGCAACCGCTTCACCGTATATTATCTCCCGGATTCGCTTTTGATTCTCCTGCTCCATCTTCAATGCTTCCCGGTTGTATTGCTCAGTTAGAGCCGCTACAATGGCCGCCGTTTCCTTTCTGTTTTTGCCTGTAAACTCAGCATCTTTAATAAGGTCTTCGCGTTTACGCTGAAATGCAATTAACAATGCTGTCCGCTCCTTTGCGTATCCATCCTGATAGGTGTTGAGTATAATATCCTGCAATTCACGTTCAAGCGCAGTACGGCTGTCTGCTGCTGATTTGGCTGCATTTCTTTGTGCGTTCAGACGTTCACGTGCTTGCGCTGCTTCAATTAATGCAAGTTGTTCAGCTTGTTGCTTATTAATATCCTGTATATCTTTATAAAATTGTATAGATAATTTTGCTTGCATTGCATAATCGCTTTTGTAAAGTTTCAATTTTTGCTGCAATTCTTCTTCAATGGTTTTTCGCTGCTCTTGAAATGATATTTTGATGGTCTGTTTTTGAGCAGCGTAGTTGCTTTCAATGGTTGCAAGTTGTTTGCTTAATCCATCAGTCATTGCCGATATTTGCAGGTCACGTTGCGCCTTTTCATCCGCTACTATGGCAGATTGTATTTGTCCTATTTTACGCCCTGCTTCTTTTCTTATTTCGCTTTCTCTGTCTGTAAATCCGATAAGTTCGTCCAATCGCTCTTGGTAAGCTGATTTATCATCGTCTGATAATTTTCTCAAGGCATCACGGGTTAGTTGTAAATTACTGTCTATTAGTTTGCCCCGTAAATTATATTCCGCTTCAAGTTCTTTAACCTTGCCGTCAAGTAATATTTTACTTTGTACTGCTGATTCTTTAGCTGTTTTGAGTTCAACTTCTATTGCTTTTGTTATTGCTTCATATCTTGCTTTACCGTCAACCATTCTATTGTTTGCAATTGCCATCAGGTTATTGATTTCTGCCTGCTCTCGCTTTTGCCTTATTCGTAAATTGTATAATTCATCTTCTGCGTCCTGAACCGCTTTTATTGATTCAACATATTCCGATGCGGCTGAATTTGCTCCTCCGAATAGTTTTGTAACAAGCTCCATCCCTTTTGCAAAACCACCCACAAGCAATTCTACAAAGTCACCGATAATGCCAAAAACAACCCCTAATATCACTTTGAGTGGAGCAAGGGCAATTGTAAATTTATCCACTATTTCAGCGTTACGGCCTATCGACTCCTTAAGCAGCATAAAAACCCCTGCTGCAATGGCAATTATCGCGAAGATCGGATTTGCGGCTAATAGCTTCAATGCCCCGTTTAGTACTGATGTACCTCCGCTTGCTGCTAATGCCGATTCTTTGAAAGCTTTGTAACCTGTTACAACCCGGCCTAATACTGTGCCGGACAGCCCCATCTGTTCGTTTGCTTCGATGATTGAATCTGTGTAGTTTCCGACATTCCTACGTGTATCACCTAATGCCTTTTCTTCCGCTTTCAGTTCATCGGTTAACGCCCTGATAGCTTTACCCTGTGCAATACCTTCAGCCGTGTTTGTTTTCTGGTCTGCTGATAGTTTGGCATAGGCTGCATTCATGTTGTTCAGGATAGCCCGCTTTTCGTTCAGGCTCCCGACTTCGTTTGACAGGACTTTGATATTGTTGTTTAGTTCTGTTCTTAGGGATTTATTAGCATTGGAATAGATCAGGTTTTCCTGGGTCAGCTTTGCGATTGATTCAGCGTTTTTGTCTGCCTCTTTACCGAGTTCTTTCAGCTTTAAATTGTTCAACGCAATGGCTGTCTGATTCGCCTGAATTGACTTTAACAGTTCGCTGTTGCGCTTTTTAATGTCTGCATCGCCTTCCAGTTTTAACCGGAGTAATATGTCTTTGGTTTCGTTTGCCATGTCATTCAGTTATTAAAACATTGTCCCAATCGTTGTTGTAAGCACACAAAGCCCCGGTTTCAAGTGCCGCCCATGCTGCGTTGTCTGTTACTTCCGGTATTGTGTCACCGTTTCGGTATTTGGTTTCACAAAGATTGTCAGCCAACCATTCCTGAGTGCCTATGCAGATAGTTCTATAAACCTTACCATCGTTGCCGGTGTAAGTTCCGGTTTGTCCGTCTGTGAGAGTTGTGGTTGTTTTGATTAACCTAATAGCCATACCCCATTTGCTTGGTAATGAATAATGATTTACAACGCCATCACCTGCGCTTATCAAAAGATAATTATTGCTATTTACAGCCCATATACTTGAAGTTAAATTTATTTCTTCAAATAAACCTGTTGTATTTATTCTTCTACCTGAACCCCTTGCATAAAATTTTGAACTATTGGTAGCACCAAGATTCCCAATCCAAGATTGAGTGCCAACTTCTTTTAAAGCTAATCCAGAAATTGCATCACCCCCTAAATAAGTTGATAATGTTTGGTACATGGCTTTTGTTGGCACTTCCCACCCATCCGCAGCAATATTTCTGACATCAGTTGCAGCATACCAGTTGTACAGCAGGCCGTATTTGACCGATGTTATTACAGGTGGTTCCGGCACCACCCCCAACGCCCCAGAATCCCTAAGCTGCAACATCTCGACATTGCACACTCGCCCTGATTCCCAATTCAGTATCTTTTTCACAAAAAAGAAGTTACTAAACTTTTCAATCCAAACCGGGGTTATATGGGTAAACTTGTTTATGTCGATCTGGTTAAGCAGGAATTGAAACGTAAACAGCCGGTTTGATTTCACCGCCTCAATGAACCCGGAGTAATGCTTCGCAACGATCGAATCCATGTTTAAGCCTTGCCCGGTGTCTGTAACTCCGGATGGAATTTCTGAAAAGTACGAAGCATAAATCATTGATTCATCAATAACAATCGGGTCGTATTCTTCATCGTACAACTGAACCACCTCAGATTCAAAAGTAGTCCCGGTTTGATAGTACCTGAATATTCGCTGCTTGCATTTGCCTTCAAACTTCCATTCGTCTGTCTTTTCATCAACTACCCATTGCGGAATAGAGCAAACAGGCACAGGGAAATATGATGTCCCGATTAAGGACACATCATCGGAAGCGGCAAAAACAGACTTAAATAAATCCTTTTCTGAATTGTCGGTTTCGTAGGTTGTGAAATATGCATCCTCAAAAACACCGTCTGTTTCATCCTCGGTGTATCGCAAATAATTGCGATTTGAAAACCCTAAATTCCATTCAATCTTAGGCCGGTCAAACGAAATCAACTTATCAGACCAATCTTCATAAGTGGTTCCGGTCAAAGAATCAAGGCTAAATATCACCGGCTTATTCTCAATCCTTCCAACGCTTTCTTTACTTTCAACCAATCGCCCGTATAGTTGCAATCCGGCTTTAATAAAGTCTTTGCAAAGCATATCGGGTAAATTGTAATCGGCATCGAAAGGCATAAAAAACTCTAAACGGGTCTTTTTGTTTGGCTCAGAAACGTAGTCTATCTGAAACATATCAGGCGCATTGCTCAGGTATGTTGATACTTGATACCCAGCCACCCCGGACTGGTCGCAAAATAGATCAAGGTAAATTACATCGCCTTTTTTTAATGTTACATAACCATCAAAATCAAACGGGTGCGATTCGTTGTCCGTCCCATCTATCCATGTGTCTGAAAACAACTGCTGAACAACGGAATCATCTTCACGTTTTTTTAAACTAAAATCAACGGTGACCTCAGAATATCCGGTGGTTGTTACAACAATGTAAACCGATGACGACATCCGGATTCTATACGTTCCGTTTACCGGAGCGATAAAATATCCGTTTGTATTAACAAAGCACATCCCCGGATGATTGTCTGAGCAGTCCATGTTTGACATACCATCGGTGTTCCTGATCGGATCTGTTTGGTTCGCAATCAATAAATCAGCGTCAAGATCAAACGTTTCACCAATCGGCAGTGCTGGGTTGTGATACATTGACATAAAAGGCATCCAAATATCACCCTCAACAAAAACATTCGGAACGCCTTTAATATGACCGTCAACAACTAATTTACTCCATATTTTGTTCCAGATTCTCAGAAAGCTAACACATGGATAAAGTCTTTCCATGTGCAGACCGCCTTCAAACGTGCCTCCATAGTCCGCAGCAATCCAACGTATATCCGTTGTTTCGTTTTCAATAGACCAGTAATTCCAATCTAAAACGGTATTAAAATTAATGTAGTCTTTCAGCTTGTATTTTCCCAAAACATCAAGCCATGCAAGGTTCCCAAACGTAATTTGTATATCAATTGATTTTTCGGTACTCAGCAGCCTGACAACTGCATCCTGAAAAACAGGCACACCATCGACAAAGTATGAAGCAGTTGTTTTGTAGCCAGACCACAGCGCAGCCGGTGAAGTGTTCGGCAGATTCGCAAAGTAAGCAATCATGATGTTATTCCCGGTCAAAGGCAATTTAACCGTCAGCGAATAATTACCAGACACCCCGGATAGATCGGCAATTTCAGAGCAGGCGAATGTTAACGGGATTGATACCCCGTCAATGTCAGCCAAGCGGCCACCGATGTACAATTCACGCCTCATATTGTTACGATTGTAAATTCAATATCCTGATAATCGTTTTCGTGCGCTGTGTTAAAATCAATGTCCTGTACAATCACCTGCATCCAATCGCCTGAACCCATGTACATATCAACCCGATCAGATTCAACAATACGGGCAATAACTTCAAAGTCCGAAATCGGGACAAGTTCATCGCCAACGGTTATAAGTTTCTGTTTTTCTTTCTCAACAACCTTACCCTTACCCGGATTCCAGTTGTTTGAATATTCAATAGATTCAGGCACCGGTACTGTTGTTGTCTTAACGGGTCGCCTTGTATCTCGTTTTCTGAAGTACCATAAATGAATGCCACCTAAACGATTTATCCACCGCAGCAAAACACCGCTATTGCAATCAGGGGTAATATAGTCAGCGATAATATACCCAGCTACATCAGTACCTGTTTTCAAAGAAATTACAATCCATACAGTATCATCAGGTATTGGAGTTGCTAATGCTGTCGGGTTTACTTTTAATACGCCCCGATCATCCTGTGCTGAAATTGATAAGTCAATCGCAGTTTGAAAATTCGCTTTGTTGTAGCAAACCATCCCGAATGTAAACGCCTTGCCTGTATCTGCTGTAAACCGCATTTCAAATGGCTGATCCTTCCATATTTTTATACGGTCAAACTCAATCAAAAAGTCCGGGAAGGTTGTTCCGGATGATACCATAACGTAATCGTCAATACTAAAAGTATCAATCGCCTCTTTGCCTCCGTAAATCAGCGTATGTAATTCGTTGTAGATTTCTTCATCGTCATCGTTTACAAGCACAACAATAGTAAGGTTCATTGACGTTTCAGCAGGCCGGTATAATGTAACCCCTGTTCTATCGTTTGGCGTAATGTCAAATGCCGCATGTAGGTAGCCGGAAATGTCAGCTTTCAGATAGTCAGACTTTGCAACATAGTAACCTTCTGACAGCATTGTTTCACCGTCATAAATCTGGATTTTTGCATAATCCAGATCACCGGAAGCCCCGGTAAGTTCTACAATGACCGGGTTTTTAACCCATAGCCAATCCGGTATCGCTGTAATTGTTATTGCCATTAGACTGTCACTTTTAAGTTGTCAAACAAACGTGATATTTCAGTTACCTGATCCTGCCCTAATCGTTTGGTAAGCCGTTCAATCGTGATGCTTATTTCTTTACTGTAAATATCTGAACGGCCACCTGTACGATATAACAGCGTGCCTTCTAATCTGATCTTACGGGCAACAAGGTAAGAAAATGATTTAGGTTTCGGTACGTTTATGCCTTTATCCTGCATCCATTTCAATATCACATCCTGAAATTTAGCCGGAACCCGGCCAGCCTTCCGCCCTGTTTCCAGTGTTCCAAAGAATTTGCGCCCGGTTAACTGCCCGTAATTATCTCCGATCTCAATCGTTATACTTTTAATCGTTTTGCCTGACGCCTTCTGCCCTGCTGAAATATGGTTCTGAATGATCCGCTTTTGCAGGTCTTTCAGTTCCTCGTTCAGTATTTGCTTTTGTTCGGCTCTCATTGAAGTTCACATATATTCATCCCAGACATTTCCTGTAACTTCATAAAGAAAACCACCCCGCAAACATTCTCATCGTAAACATCAGACACCTCTTCACTCGTTACATCGGTAGGGTATTGAAAATGTATGCTTTGTCCGGCTTTGATTAAAAACTCGCAGCCAAGCAAATACATACGATCCCAGATTTGTCGCTTAGTCGAATACGGTACATCGACCGGGCAAAGATCACAGAAACACAAAGCAATGCCGGTGTTCTGAATGATCGTGTTTGCTTTGCGTTCAACCGTGCTGGTCCCGTTTGGCAACTTAATAATAATCGGAAATGTCTGATCTGTGATCCGATAGTTTGCATGCCATGCGTCTTCAGCCGGAACAAATGCCGGCTCATCAGTCAGCGTTTGAATTACCGCCCTTAGTTTTTCTTCGTATGTCATACTTCGTTTTTTATAGCCAAAACAGCGAATGAATTATTTAGATCAGTGCCTGTAACCGTGACTGTCATACCCAAGCTGGTTAACAGGTCTGCAATATGTCCGGGGTGCATAATGTGTTTATGCTTTCGGTTGTTCCAGGGTCGCCAATATTCCTGTGAGTAATCCGGCAGGTACAACAACAACACCCCGCCCGGCTTCAATCGGCTGGCCCAGTGTTCCAATCCTGTCACCCAGTTGTTAAAGTGTTCAAGGCAATGCGATGAGAAAATATAATCCACAAGTGTTTTCGGCAGTGCGTTGCCGTCCTTGCCGTTTATAACCGGGTCGATTTGTATAGCACCCGGCAGGCACCATTCAGGGCGATTGCCTCCGATGTCATATCCAACGCCCTTGCATAGTTCAATAGCCACAGGCATGATAAACCGTGATGCATTCCCGGTTGTTTGGAATTTTGGGTATAATTTACCGTTGTAGCTTATAAAACGTTCATCGTTTGTCATACCTCAACCATTTTAAAATCCTTTGCCACATCCGCATTTGTATGCCCCAAAGTTGACCGCATCCCGATGTGTTGACAAATAGACGGGCTGGCACAAATCAGATACCCGCCTTTGTTTATTATCCTGTTTGACATTTCAAAATCCCATAGATCGTTGTTGAGCGATGGCCGGACGTAATCAATGTACGTTTGCCAAGTGAAACACAGGTTACCACCTCCGATAGTCTTTTTCAGAACACCGCCTGATATTTCTGATATTGGTTTATGGTTCGGTGCATTAAAACCTGTCACAATCCTTTTTACGCCGTTTCCTAATAAATGTTTCAAACGTTGTACAAAATCCGGAAGTACAATGAAATCAGAATCCAGTGTGATTATGGTTTTGAACCGCTCGCACAAGTCCAAAGCTCTGCGCATATTCTTAGCCACTCCGACATTCGGATAGTTCAGGTAAGCGCCTCGATCATTTATTGAGAACAGGAAATTTTTACATATACGGGTAACTTCCGGATCACGTGAACCGTCATCAGCAAGAATTAGGTAAACGTCATCGGTCAGACATTTGCGGATTGATTGCAATGTCCTCTGTAATTCGGCAGGGCGTTTGAAAACTGGTACTACCATAACTGTATTGGCTTCGGTTTTCAAATCAATCATTACAACCGGATTTGCCGGGTCACGGTTAATAATCCAATTGTTCCGAAATATGGCCGTAAGATAACACATTTCCTCCCGTGAATGCAAATATATTTTCTTTACCTTGCCGTGAAACTCCGGGACACCTTCTATAAAGTTGCAAAGAATCGAATCAATGCAATGGATTTCTGAGGCGTTCTGAATTATTTTATACCAGTCAAAAATCGTAAACCCTTCAATCTTTTGCAGCCGGATTTGATTTGCAAAATTCAGCCTGATAAATTTACCGTTGTGGGTTTCGTCCTGAATCAGAATGTATTTTTTCTGATCACCGACAACCAAATCGTAAAGATCATCTTCTTTTTTTATATCCCGTTTCCATTCCAGTTTTGACCTGTACCGAATCGGGACACCTGATAGCAAATACTTAGCGGTTATAAACGAATCAAAATTAGCTTTGTTCGATTGCCACCATCTTTCAGGCTGGCCACCAAACCCAAACGATAAATCAATAGTACGGTCAACTGGCGGAGCAAATTCAACAGGTGTTACATAAGGAGTACTTCCAAACATTGAATGATACTCAGGCGGACACTTCCAGAAAACTTTATAACCCTGATCAGCGTAATGCTTTGCAATCGGCAAACAGATCAGGATGTCGCCGTACCTACCCGGCTGAACGATCAATAGTTTAGGTATGTAGAACCCGTTTGACTTGCGCTTGTTGAATAGTTGCCGGTCTGCCGAATCGTTGTTGTTTCGCTTGTATAGTTCATCCATCGGGCAGGCACCTGAATACGGGTGCTGATGTTCGATGATCGTGTCGGTAAACCTTGCTTCCTTACCAAGAATCCTACTCACTTCAGTAAATTCAGTATCACACCACATCGTCTGATAGGCAGGATTATAAACGTACCCGAACCGATTATACCAACCCCGCCCGATAATTGATAGGGTGTTTATGCCGTCTTTCTGGTGCCCGTCATAGAAATGCAAAACCCCGGATAAGTCCGGCCAATGTTCCTGCATTTTGTCCCGGATGATTTTATCCCATCCTTTAACAACCGGAATCATATCATCAGACGCCAGCAGAAGTATGTCCCAGTTGTATGCAGTACGTTCAATATCAGCGTTACATGCCTGGATCTTAGTCCGATTGTCGCCAAAATAAAACTCTACACCAATCATGTTTAATCTTTTTTCGACATCTGGCCTGTTTAATTCCTGATCGTCTGAATCCATAGACACCAAAAAATGAACCTTACTCAGATCGCGCGCCGTGGCTCTGTACTTTGCCAGTGTCGTGAAGAACTTTTCACGGCGATGTCGGATCGGGAACTTAACAAGTATGTTCATAATTGACGGTTGGTTTGGTTAATTTCAACAATTTTCACTGAATCCATTTCACAGTAAATAGCCTTACCCGCTTTCTTAAATTCTTCAAGATCATTAATTAAAATATAATTCATTAGCTGGCGTTCCAACTGCATCTGAAACGCCTTACCCGTCTGGCACTTTGCAACCCGATCACCTTCTTTTGCGTTCAGGCATATCTGGCCTTTTACCCGCTCGTGAATAAAGCAGGGCTGATGTTCGCAGCTTGATTTGACATTGAATGACCGTGTAAATTTATACCCGCTTGTCCGGCTTCCGGTTGTCATGGCAGCAAACACACCCAATGCCGGACGCTCCACCCCTTCCCGGAAATGTATTGCCCCGGTGTCAGTTGTGACAACCATATCAGCATCGTAAAGGTTGACAAGGTAATCATGCAGGTTTGATTTAGGTAATATCAATATATCCTGCACCTGCTCAATAAAACGCTTATCGGTGTCGGTGAGATCAACTTCATGCACGTACAACTGATGATCCGGATAAACTTTTCTGATAGGTTCGTAAAAGTCTTTCAGTTTTGATGATCTCATTTGACAACTTGCCCGGTGGCATATCAACACTGATTTGCCTTTTAATAAAGACGGTTGATCGGTTAACCGGTCTATCCTTAACTGTGGACGATTGAAACCATCTGGAGCAGCAGACATTCCGATTCTGCGAAAGTGTGCATCGTACCAGCACAGTTCACGGGCTTCGAT